TAAGCGCGGCTCTGTTGGGCTTTTACACAGGTCTGTAAGTCAACCACAAGGCGAAGATCGGACTTGATGAACAGGATGGCCATAGGATTGTCTACTGCCCAATGAGGATTATTCTGCTCTGCGGTCCTTGCATTTTCTGCAAAAATTCGGAGAAGTCTGTCGCGGTCATAATTAGAACCAAGCGCACGGGCAGAGATATACTTTTGTCGCTCAGCAGGCAGATAGCTGAATCGTCCTCGATGGTCTTTTACGGAAATTCCGTATTCTGCTTTCAGTAATCTCTGGAATTCTTCAAAAGATGTGGCGCGTTCCGCAATGTCCGAAATGGCGTTGCGGATTTTTTCTTTGCCCGTTTCAAAAGTGGTGTGCATGGGAGTGATGCCCTCGATCATAAGCTCCATGTTGGTAATGTCCAGATTCTGCTGACCGCGCTGTTTGGCGTAATACTCCTGCGGTGAGATTCTGTCAGGGGCAGGGGAGAGCAGATCGACTTGATGCAGTCCCTCCCGCTGGCAAATGTTCATCAACGATTTCTGCAAGTGCTTCAAATAGTCTTTGGTAAGGTGGTGCTTGTAACCAGCCTTACAGTCGATAGGCCGCTCTGTAAATGGCTGCGGGTCAACATCAGATTTGCGAAGGCTGTTGATTATGATGTGGGTGTGAATGTTGCCTGTGCCATTTTTACCATCGGTGTGGGTACAGACCAAAGCTTGATGCCCCGGAAAATTTGCCTTTGCATATTCCATGCCTATGGCTTGCGCCCACTCACCAGTCAGGTTGTGGTCAGTGTTGTCTTTCGGATCGTGGCTGATGATGTAATGGTGGCTTTTGATTTCATCGTAAGTGTTGTTCTTGTTATACTCCTGGTTCAACAGCTCGCATTCAAGGTCGAATGTTTCAGGATCACAGTTCAACCCCTCAAGATAAAACTCATCCCGGAGCATCATATTCCCGTTTTCATCAAGGACGGGAACCAGATGAAATTCATCATGCTGGTATTTCAGATAGTCGATGGCACTCCCGTAATTGGCATTTTTACTTGCGATGTGTTTTAGAATTGCCACGATATGCACCTCCAAGCTGAACGATTTCCTGCCGCAGTTCACGGATTTCTGCAATACACTTTTTCAGTTCTTCCAACATTCCGCGCGATGCCAGACCGCCGCCGTGGAAATAGCGGGCAATCTGGTTAAGATTATTTCCGATGGCTGCGGCCTGAGCAGTCAAATTCTGAATTTCGCCAATATCGGCAACGATGTTGTAGTTGACAGTCACTTTTTCAGATAGAGCCTGCTTGCGCACAAAAGTGGAGATGGGATAACCGGAATCTTTTGCATATCCGGCCACCAGTTCATATTCAATGCTGCTGAAACGAACCATTACATTGCTGGTGCGTCTGATGCTTTCTGCCTTTTTTGGTCGTGCCATAGTGTGATCCTCCTGCGCTTTTATAGTTGCAAAGCAACTCCCGATAAGCCGTAGGCGTTCGGCTGCGAACACATTCATGTGGAGCCAGATAGCCAAAATCTGAGATTTTGTGCGTACCGTGGGAATGGGGAACGGAATCCCCATCAAGATTGCCGGGAACGAAAAATCACGAAAGTGAGTTTTGAGTTACTATAGGCGAATCTTGCGCTAAGAGAGAAAAGCCCCAGCGTTTTGCCGTTTTCCGCAGGCCCATCAAAAAGATGCTTCTATAAATATGAATCCAAAGCCCCGATGCAGGATACACTTTTCAAATTTTTCTGTAATTTTTTCAAACACTGTATCCCCCGATGCCTTTCTGAATTCATATTAGTAAAGGGGGATTGATTTCCATGAAGCAGAAAGAACGATTTGACGAAAAGCCAAAGCAGGAGCATACGGAGCCTAAGCATCACAGAAAAGCCGTCATCAAGGGCATTACCGTATATGAATCGTTCCGGCCAGAAGGCAGCGAACTGTGGGATTGTCTGTTGCAGAGCATGGGAAAGCACTGAACAAGAACAATTTTTGAAATTCTGAAAAAATGTGCGCAGCAGCTTGATTTTTGCGCGGCAGCTTGGTAAAATACAGACGGGTTAAGTGAATAGTGCAATCAAAAGCCATTAACTTTCTGGATTTTACCATGCAATATGCGTGGAGACGGGAGGTTTAATGGCTTTGTTTTTTTACAAGGAAAAGAATAAAGACATACGGGCAGCGGCCTATCTGAGATTGTCCATCGAGGATGGCGACAAGGCCGAGAGCAACAGCATCGGCAACCAGAGAGAACTGATTCGGGATTTTGCTGCAGAACGGCCAGGACTGCATTTGGTCGAAGAGTACGCTGACGATGGCTACACGGGAACCAACTTTGAACGTCCGGGCTTCAAGCGGATGATGGAGGATATTAAATCTGGCAAAATCAACTGCATCATCGTCAAGGACTTATCCCGACTTGGTCGTAATTACATTGAGATGGGAAAGTATCTGGAACAGATTTTTCCCATGATGGGGATTCGCTTCATCGCTATCAACGACAACTATGACAATGCAAATTCTGAGAGCAGTGATTCGGACAGTATAGTAGTTCCGTTCAAGAATCTTCTGAACGATTCCTACTGTAGGGATATTTCCATCAAGGTGCGCAGCCAGTTGGACATGAAACGGCGCAAAGGAGAGTTCATCGGTGGCTATGCAATCTACGGCTACTGCAAAGATGAACGGAACAAAAACCGTCTGGTGGTAGACGAGTATGCAGCAGATATTGTCCGCTCTATCTACCGCAGAAAACTGGAAGGAATGAGCGCACAGGCGATTGCCGAGCAGCTGAACAGCGAGAACGTGCTGGCTCCCAGCGAGTACAAACGGCTGTGTGGTCTGAATTATCACAGTGGGTTCAAAGCTGGCACTCATGCAAAGTGGCAGGCGATTCAGGTGCTTCGGATTCTAAAAAATGAAATCTACACTGGAACGATGGTACAGGGCAGGCGGCAGAAGATCAATTACAAAATCAAGAAGATTCGGGATGTGGAAGAATCCGGTTGGATCAGAGTTCCCAATATGCACGAAGCAATCATTCCGCAAAAGCTGTTCGATACTGTGCAGGAAGTCTTGAAGTTGGACACCTGTGCATCGAAAGGACAGCAGACTGTCAATCTCTTTTCGGGCATCGTTCGCTGCGGTGGTTGTGGGCAGAACATGGTGCGGCGCACGGTGTCGAAAAATGGAAAGAAATATATTTATCTGCACTGCGTCACAAACCACAATGGTTTAGGCTGTTCCTCACATCTTATCAGCGAAAGTAAGCTGGCCGAAGTGGTGCTGGCCGCATTGCAGGGGAAAGTCCAGCAGATCAGTGGACTGGAACATCGACTGGATGAAATCAATGAGATTCCCAAGAATGAACGCAGACTGAAATCTGTGGAAGAGCATCTGAAGATGCTGGAGCAGGAAGAACAGAAATACCAGACCTTGCGCCGCCAGCTTTATGAAGATATGAGCAGCGGTATTGTCAGCAAGGAAGAGTATAAGGAATTCAGCCATTCCTTTAATGAAAAGGTTGAAACCATCCGCAAGGCCAAAGCAGAAATGAACCGCCAGAGGGATTGCCTGAACAATCTGGATGTGGAACATCTGCCATGGATCGAAGATTTCAAGTCCTACCAAAACCTGACAAGTCTGAACCGCCGCGTTCTGGTGGAACTGGTAGAGAGCATCACCGTCTATGATAAGGAACATATTCATATTCAGTATCGGTTCGATCAGGAAATTCGCAATGTGCTGGAATATTGCAGTAGTGTTCCGGCAGCAGAAACGGAGGAAAGTGCAGTATGAAGTGTGTAAGCTATACCCGGACACTTCCTTGGAAGAACCATCAAGGTGAACTGGCGATTGCCGAGCAGAATCAGCGTATTGCGGCATATCTGGCGGAACATAAAGAACTAGATTTGCTGAAAAAGTATTCTGACCGCAAGAACGATGAAAAGGCGCGTACCGCGTTTGACCAAATGACCGATGATGGCGTAGAGCGAAAATTTGATTGCATTATTGTGGCATCCATGTACTACTGCGGGCCGGATTTCCCGGCGGCACGACAGGCAATCAAGGAAACGCTCTATGCGACGGGCATCGACCTGATCGTGCTGGATGAGGGCTTGGACACCAGAACAGTCAGCCGAAAAGAAGTCGAGGACTATTTTGAAGCAAAACGCTGTGAGATGCACGCAGAAATCATGTTTGCGTGGAGAAGGAAACAAGGCGCAGGATTCCGGTTGACAAGTTCTGTTCCATTTGGCTATATCCGCAGGAATGGCGAAAGCAACATGATAAAGGATGAAGAAGTTGCTCCTTATTTAAGCGAGGCTTTTTCCAGATATGCGTCCGGTCAGAAAATGCGTGACATTGCAAAGTGGTTAAATGAGCAGGGTGTTGAACCCCCAATGAGACACAAAAAGAGAATTTTGGGAAAGTCTTATGATGCAGAATCCGACCAGTGGACAACCGATATGCTGCGTTGCTTGTTCCGAAATCCGACTTATACAGGTGCGGCGGCAAATGGAAGCCGCCAGATCATTGCAGAAAACTGCCACGAACCATACATAACCAAAGAACAGTTCTATGCTTTCCCTTGCAATATGAGGGAGGGGGAGAACAAAATCTCCATTCGGAAAAGCTACAAAAAACCGAACCCGCTGGCAAAACACATTGTCTGCACTTGCGGCTACGCACTATGCTGGCATAAGGATAAGAAAACGGAGGAAGAACTTTTCTATTGCCGCCATTGCCGCGCACATAAGGAAAACGGAAAGAATTTGAAAGTTCCGGCAGCTACCATTTATAAAAAGGTGATGGATGCTCTGGAATTGGAACATCTGGAAGAAGAAAAGCTGGCTGCAGCGATTCAGCAGGGAGCAGGCAGGAAAGTGATTGAAGCAGTCCGAGCTGAAAAGTCGGTGCGGATGAAGTCCGTTCTGGCCGAACTGAATATGGAACAGTTTCGCCGTGTGCCGCTGTATGAGAGTTATATGGCCGATGAAATCACCAAAGAACAATATTGTGCCGAACTGCTGGACTACGAAGAAGCACATCGGAAATTGAATGAACAGCTTACAGCAATTATGGAAGATACGCTGGTATGGGAACGGGCGTTGAGCCTGCGCAATCCGTGGATTCAGCAGATGGCACAGTATAAGACCCCGGAGGAACTTGACCGCAATTTTGTGAAAAAGTATATCGAGCAGGTCACGGTTACATTACTGGACGATGGACAGGTAGAAATCAGCCTGACCATGAAAACGGATGAATGGAAACAGATGCTTAGTCGGATAGAAGTGGAGGGTACAGACAGTGGCACGAAAGAGTAGAAAAAATCTCCCGCAGCCGGAACAGGCGGCAGCTTCTGTGCTGCTCCCGGAACTGGAAGAAGCAAAAATGCCTGCGGCAATCTATGGGCGACTTTCTGTTGAGGATGAAGAGACAGAAGAAAGCATGGAAACGCAGATCGCACTGGTGCAGGACTATATCAACCGCAGCAGGGAACTGAGCTATGTGGATACCTACTTCGACAATGGATTTACGGGAACAAATTTCAAGCGGCCTGCATTTACCCGCCTGATGAACGATGTACGGCAGAAGAAAATCAAGTGCATCGTGGTGAAAGACCTCTCACGCTTTGGCCGCAACTATCTGGAAGCAGGATACTATATCGAAACGGTGTTCCCATTTTTGGGGATTCGATTGATTGCTGTTACAGATAATTTTGACAGTACGCGCAAAGAGGATATGGAAAGTCTGGCTCTCCCGATTCGGAATATGGTCAACGCAATGTACGCGAAAGACATATCCAAAAAGATATGGACTTCCTTGCAGCGCAAAAAAGAAGCAGGCTATGCTGTCGGAAACGATGCTCCGTATGGCTATATTCGGAACTCCGTGACAAAGCGAAATGAAATTGACCCGGAAGCTGCATTTTATGTGCAGTTGATTTTCCAGTGGGAACTGATGGGTGTGCCAATTTTTGAAATTGCTCGACGAATGACATTGCTGCAGGTTCCGACTCCACGAGAGTGGCATAGAAAAATGGTTGAGGGGAAAGAAGTGCTTACCTGTAAAAAGTGGGGCGTAACCACAATCCGGCACATCTTGGAAAATCAAACCTATGTGGGCGATACCATCAACAATAAAAGTACACAGAAGTTATTCGCAGGACAGGACAAGCACGACCTTCCCAAAGAACAGTGGTATGTGGCAAAGAACACACATCCGGCCATCATTGCAAGGGATGATTTTGAAAAGGTGCAAAAAATCTTGAACAAGAATCGAGCAGTATTCAAGACAGTAAGAGCAAAGTCGGAGCAGATTCGGGCAGAATATCAGAATGACCTTGCAGGAATGGTGTTTTGCGCAGACTGCGGCAGACCGATGGAGTTTGAACGACTGCCGCATGGAGCGGAAGAAAGTAAAAAGGTCTGCTATTACATCTGCAAGGCAAGACAGGCTGACGATAAGTGCATCGGCCATCAGATTCCGGAAAAACTGCTGAAAGCCCTGATAATGGATCAGCTGCATTTGTTCATTGTCCAGCTGAGCGATAAACGGAAGGTGCTGGAAGAATTGCAGAAAATCGAGGATGTGCAGAATCCCGTTTACCGGGCAAAGGGTGAAATTATGAGCCTGACCGATAAAGTCAGCCAGATGGCCAAGAAGCGGGAACAGCTTTATGTGGACTATGTGGCTGGGGTGGTGGATTCCGAAGATTACCAACTGATTCGGGAAGATTATTCCAGACAATACGATGGCCTGCGAGCTGCGCTGCAGGAAGCGGAGAGCAAAAAAACGGAAGTGGAACGGCAAATCGAAGAATACCTGAATATGACTTCTCATTTGGAAGAACATCTGGACAACTTTGAATTTGACATTCAGTTGGTAAAATCCCTTGTGCAGAAAATCGAAGTGAGTGCGGACAAGCGGATTCGGATTGTTTTTGGATTTCAGGATGTGTTTACAGAACTTGGAAAGGAGAGTGCAGAAACATGATTGCAGCGTATCAGCGCATTTCAAGGGCTGATGGCGATCTGGGCAAAGATGGCAAGGACAAGAGCAACAGCATTGAGAACCAGAAAGAACTGATCCAACGGTATATCTCCTGCAAAGAAAGTCTGCAAAATGTGCCTGTGATGGATTTTGTGGATGACGGCTACACAGGCAGCAATTTTGACAGACCTGGATTCCAGCAGATGATGGATGGTGTGCGCAATGGCAAGATTGATACCATCATCGTGAAAGACCTTTCACGTTTTGGCCGTGATTATATCGGTGTGGGCGAATACATGGAGCAGATTTTCCCCCTGCTGGGTGTCCGGCTCATTGCTATCAACGATAACTATGACAGCAATAATTATAAAGGTACAACGCTGGGGATGGAAGTGGTCGTCAGTAATCTCGTGAACACGATGTACTGCCGGGATGCAGGAAAGAAACTGCGGACTGCAAATCAGGTCAAGTGGCGTAAAGGCATCACAACGGCATCTGCTGCACCGTTCGGCTATCAGTTCGACCCGGACAAAAAGGGCGCATTCATCATCGACCCGCCAGCAGCAAAAATCGTGCGGCGTATTTTCGACCTTGCGATTCTGGGGTTAGGTACAAGAGAGATAGCAATGATGCTCAATGACGAAAATGTTCCTGTGCCGAGCGTATATAACAAAGAAAATAAGGCGTATGGCAAGGAAACGACCTATACCATAGCTCCTGTGATCTTATGGGATAGTTCTCGCGTTTGGAAAATCCTCACGGCGTATGTGTACACCGGGGCGATGGTTTTGGGCAAAACCAAAACACTGATTTCCGGCAAAAGCATTATCAGAACAGTTCCCAAAGGGCAGCAGTACATTACAGAGGGAACCCATGAAGCAATCGTAAGTCGTGAAGAATTTGAAAAAGCGCAGCTTGTCATAAAGAGCAACAGCCATAAAGTACTGATGGGCAGCGTGGACTTCCCGCTAAAAGGAAAAGTCCGCTGCGGAAATTGCAGGCGAGTGATGGCGCACAATTTCAAACAGACTGTTCCAACATTCTGGTGCAGAGAAGGACTGGAACTTGTGGGGCAAACTCAGTGTACCTCTGAAGTCTTTCAGATCAGTGATATTGAAAGTGCCGTCTTTCAGGCACTGAAAAAGGAACTCTCTCTGCTGGATTCCCTTTATGGTGATATTCAAAAGGAAGAGCAGGCTTTGAAAGAAGCCCACAAAAAGGCAAACCGCCGCAAAACTCTGATGGAGCAGGAACTTAAAAACCTGAAAGGTGAGAAGATGCGGATGTATGAAGAATATGCAGCAGGAACACTCCCACTGGATACCTACAAGCAGAAAAAGCAGGAGTGTGACAGACGAATTTCAGAGGTGCAAGAGCAAATTGAACAATCCAAGGCGGAAGAATCCGCTGAAAGCGTTGTGCCGGGAACCGTGTGCGCAGCGGCAGAGCAGGCTGAAAATTTTCTGCACGGAACGAGGCTCACTGCAGGTATGGTGTCGGCCTTTATCGAAAATGTCTTTGTGCATGATGGAGGGCGCATCGTGGTACGGTTCAAATATGAGCGGAGCATACAGGATACTGTAAAAGCACTGCACACAAGCTAAATTTGAGAGAGGACTGGGTTGCCCATGTTGGAACATCAGAGAGTGTGCTATAACATGGGCAACAGACCAGCCGGAAAGAGGACATTATGAAAGCGATTCAATGGCTGTTAAAATTGATGCTGGTGATGATAACCCTCCCGCTGATCCTTGCTGTATGGCTGGCAAAGTGGTTTGTGGCATTTCTGCATCATTGTTCAGCATGGATTTTCTATCTGCTGGGCAGTGTGCTACTGGCAACGGCGGTCCTTTCGTTCTTGATGCAACAGTCGCAAGGAGTGGAAGCACTTCAAATGCTGATCGGTGGATTTGTGATTTTTATGGTCCCGCAGGTGGTCGGCAGCGTAGTTGTACTTCTGGAACTGGCGGCAGTAATGCTTCGGCAGGTATGGTACATATAAGATGCCAGACCCGGATAGCCCGCCTTTGGAACTGCTTGAATAAAAGCAACGCCCTCATAGTTGAGAGGATTAGTATCTTCTCGACTATGAGGGTGTTTCATTCCGCAGGAATGTGATAGTTATAGGTAGGTGGTGTCCTAACCAGACACTGAGTGGCTATGCGGAAAAGTGGTCTAAGGTACATACTGAGTTCCGACAATCAAAAACATAGGGTCGTATAAACCACAAACAGCACCCAGGAGAATTCGAGGGTGCGTCTGTAGCTTATGCGGGCCGTTTCAATTTTCGCTTTTATTACGAAAAAATGTTAAATTCCGAGACTGGCAAGTGTGGCCTTTAATTCTTTCACCATGCGGATAATGATTTCTTGCTCGGTTTGATTACAATCCAATAGAAGTCGGTGTAAGTCAGAACCAGAAGTGGAAAAAGAATAATCAAGACTGTCAACGAGTAAATCATCAACAGAAATATGTAGAACATTGGCGAGATCAATCAAGGTTGGCAAACTGGGAGTCTTAGTGCCACTTTCAAGGTAAGCAATATATTCACGACTACAGTTGGTCAAGGCTGCTAGCTTTTCTTGAGTTATATTGAACTTCAAACGATAAAAACAAATTCGTTTCCCCAAAGCAATACAATTAATGGACATACAAAACATTCCTTTCAAATGCCCACATAAGTTAATACTATTGTTTTTGATTTTTAGCACTATAACAATAGAAAAAAGCCAAATGCATAGCTCAGAATTCGGTGGGTACACCTCTAGCAGTCGTGTATTCTGAGAGCGAAATGTAAACTACTGGTTTACATTTCGATGCACATGTAAACTGGTGGCTTACAGAAAAAAACATCTGACAAGCGTATAATAAAAGCATGAAATCAAACTGTGAGACTAAAGTGGGGAAAATGAAATGGAACGGCTGCTGACACTGTACAGCGAAGTTCAGTCAACAGATGTTCGGTGGTTGTGGTATCCGTTTATCGCAATCGGGAAAATCACACTGCTGCAGGGTGATCCCGGTGACGGAAAATCCACCATGATGATGAATCTGATTGCGGAACTTTCAATGGGTGGTAGGACCCCGGACGGATGCAAAATTAGTGCGCCGCAAAAAGTGATTTATCAATGCTCCGAGGATGGGGTTTCTGACACGATAAAGCCCCGTCTGGAACGCTGCGGGGCAGACTGCAGAAAGATTGCTTTCATCAATGAAGAAGTTTATAACGGCCTTACATTGGACGATGAACGCATCCGTCAGGCAATCATTGAATTTCGACCGCGATTGGTCGTGATCGACCCGATTCAGGCTTATCTTGGCAGCGATTCGGATTTGCAGATTGCAGGCAGGGCACGGAAACTCATGCGCCGTCTTGGAATGTGGGCTGCTGGCTACGACTGCGCCATCGTTCTGATTGGCCACCTTAATAAAAAAGAAGGTTCCAAAGGGTTGTACCGCAGTTTGGGAAGCATTGATGTTGTGGCAGCAGCACGAAGTGTCCTGCAGGTGGAACGGGATACAGAGAATCCTGATATAAGAATCGTACATCAAATCAAAAACAGTCTTGCGCCTACGGCAGAAGACATCCGTTTTTCCATTTCCGCCGACAAGGGCTTTCAGTGGCTGGAATGCAGGCCGCAATCTTTTGAAAATCAGAAACCAGATAGAAAACCCGAATTTGAATCGGAACAGCAAAAAGCGGTCTATTGGATTAAGCATTTTCTTGAAAAAGGCGATATGAGCGCGAATGAAATTTATTGCCGTCTGGACAATGAGGGTGTCAGCAAACGAGTGGCACGGATGGTAAAAACAGAAATGGGAATCCACTGCTACCAGAAAAAGCGGAGATGGTATTGGAGTGTTCAGCCGGAAGAAGGTGCTGTGAATGGACCACAGGTATAAAGTTGGCGGCTATGTGAAACTTGCAAAATTGTGGGAGCGCTCTAAGGATGCAGCAGTAGCCTATCACAGTTCCTACTATGCTGAAAAGTTTAAAACTGATAGCGATAAAAAGCTGGTTGGTGTTTATATTGACATCACAGGGAATAAGGAAATTTATAAACGCCCGGAAATGGTGCATCTGCTCAAAGATTGCAAAAATGGTTCCATAAATCTGATTTTCTCGCAGACAAGGGCCTATCTTGCAGCAAATACCTGTGATTTCTGTTTTTTGCTGAAATATCTGTTTGACTTGCCGATGCGAGTGGATATTGTTACAGACGATGATGACCAGAGAATCGACACCATTCTTGACGTTGATAACCAGCGGCAGAGCCTGAAAGATTTGGCTGAAAAATATACATCGATCCGAAGGAAAGATTATCTTGAGTGGAGAATCCGACTGGAACATGAAATGACAAAGGCTGAAAAAAATGAACGTGGAAGGACAGTATAATCCAAAAGACGTAGAGTGTATTCCGGTAGAAAACCTTGAAGTGCTGCCGA